GTAGTTACTGGATTTACAATTACAAATCCTGGTAGTGGATATACGACACCACCAACAGTGAGTATTGCAAATACTTTTGGTGATAAAAACTATTCACCTTCTGGATTAACAACTGCTATTGTGAGGGCAAATGTTTCTGCAGCAAATACAGTATCTTCAATTCACATCGTGAATCCTGGATTGGGATATTCTCCAGCACAACCAGTGACAATAACAGATCCCCCAACCACGGGAATCGGAACATTTGTATTTAATGAACTTGTTACAGGTTCAATTTCAGGTGCAAAAGCTAGAGTTAAAACCTGGAATAAAACTGATAAAATTCTTAAAGTTGGAACAACTAATGGAACATTTGTTCCTGGGGATGTTATTGTTGGATCTTCATCATCTGCAAAATATTCTGTTGATCTCATCCAATCCGCAGAATTTTCTGATAAATATGATAAAGGTGATGAAATAGAAACATCAGCAGACACTTTTCTGGACTTCACAGAATCTAATCCATTTGGTACATATTAATGTTAGGGACTTATTACTATCATGAGATAATGCGAAAAACAATTGTTGCCTTTGGCACATTGTTTAATCAAATTTATATTCGTCATGATGATAGATCAGGAAATACTTATAGTGATTTAAAAGTTCCTTTGGCATATGGTCCATCTCAAAAATTTCTTGCCAGATTAGAGCAACAAGAGGATTTGAACAAACCTGTTCAAATTACTCTACCAAGAATGTCATTTGAGATGAATAATATTCAATATGATTCTACAAGAAAAGTTGGAATAACTCAAACATTCAAAGCTGTTGATAAAGATAATGCAAATGTTAAAAAAGTTTTTATGCCAGTTCCATATAATGTTGGATTTGAACTTAATATTCTCACAAAATTAAATGATGATGCTCTTCAAATTGTAGAACAAATACTTCCATATTTTCAACCATCATTTAATGTTACGATAGATTTAATCGATTCTATTGGTGAAAAAAGAGACGTTCCTATAGTTTTAGATAGTATATCTTTTCAAGACGACTATGAAGGAGACTTTTCAACAAGAAGAGCATTAATTTATACTCTTAGATTTACTGCAAAAACTTATCTGTTTGGTCCTGTTGCCGATAGTTCTGAAGGTCTTATCAAAAAAGTACAGGTTGATTATTATGCAGATACCAATACACAAACTGCAAAACGTGAAATGAGATATATTGCAACACCTAAGGCATTGACAGATCAAAATGATGATGGTGTTATTAATGCCGCAGATGATGCTCTACTTGGACCTGATGATGATTTTGGATTTAATGAAACCACTACTTTCTTCTCAGATTCTAAAACTTATAGTCCAACACAAAAGACTGATATTTGATAAATCATGACCGATAATGATATGAATGATATTGTACCAGTTTCTGGAGAAATTGTTCCAGAAAATAAAGATATTCAAAAAGATTATGAATATACAAGAGCAAATTTATATTCATTAATTGAAAAGGGTCAAGAGGCAATTAATGGCATTATGGAACTTGCCGGTGAAGGAGGAAGTCCAAGAGCATATGAAGTTGCCGGTCAACTTATTAAAAGTGTTGCAGACACTACGGATAAATTAGCAGATCTTCAAAAAAAGATAAAAGATCTTGAAGAAGATGGTAAAAAGACCACAAATAATGTTACTAATAATGCAGTCTTTGTTGGGTCTACATCAGAACTTCAAAAAATGTTGAAGCAAGGTTTTCTAAATAATAATAAGGATTCAAAATAAACATGTCCAAGTGTAAATCAGGTCACTATTATTGTTACACTGATAAAAAGTGTAAACCCATTTCAAAGGGGATGAAAGTGACCGCTAGATTTTCTGGCAGTGGAACAGAACCCCAAGAAGTTGGTATTGATAAACCATTAAATGGAAATCAAAAGAATGGCAATGGAAATGGGAATGGGGGCACTAATGGTGGAGTTAGTGAAGGAACCCTTCACAAGTGGTTTAAAGGATCCAAATCAAAAGATGGTAAAGGTGGTTGGGTTAATGTCGTCACAGGTGGGACTTGCGCCAGTGATGAACCGGGAGAGGGAACACCAAAATGTGTTTCCTCAGCAAAACGAGCAAGCATGAGTAAGGCAGAAAGACTTTCTGCTCAAAGAAGAAAGAAAAAAGCAGATCCAGGTCAGCAACAAAAATCTGGTGCCGCAAAACCAACATATGTCTCTACAGATTCTAAAAAGAAAATGAAAAAAGAAGAAGTTGAAGTAACAGAAGCAAAGGACAAAAAGGGTAAAGGTAGTGGTACAAAAGATGCCTGTTATCATAAGGTAAAGTCCAGATATAGTGTTTGGCCCTCTGCATATGCCTCAGGAGCACTTGTAAAGTGCCGTAAGGTTGGTGCTGCTAATTGGGGTAATAAGTCTGAGTCTGTGGACTATTCTAACTGGAGAGACGATTTTAAGGTAATGAATTATCAATTCATTGATCTCATTAAACCAGAACCTTTGAATGGTGAGAAAATTGATGAGGGACAGAAATGTTGGAAAGGTTATGAAAAGAAAGGAACCAAAAAGATGTTTGGTAAGACCTACAACAACTGTGTGAAGAAAGAGGAAACCGAAATTAAAGAGAAAAAAGATCCTTGCTGGGATACTCATAAGCAAGTAGGTATGAAGAAAAAGAATGGTAGAATGGTTCCCAATTGTGTTCCTAAAGAAGAATTTTCTGACTGGAGATCCGAATTAGAAGAGGGGGCTGCCTGGACAAAAAAGTCCGGTAAGAACCCTTCAGGAGGATTAAATGAGAAGGGTCGTAAGTCTTATGAAAGAGAAAATCCTGGTTCGGATTTAAAAGCACCATCTAAGAAAGTTGGTAATAAAAGGAGAGCATCATTCTGTGCTAGAATGAAAGGTATGAAGAAAAAACTTACTTCTTCTAAAACTGCGAATGATCCAGATAGCAGAATCAATAAGTCATTGAGGGCTTGGAACTGCTGAGGTTAGTGTATGAGTGAAGTATATCTTGGTAATCCTAATCTAAAAAAAGCAAATACATCGATTGAATTTACAGAAGAGAATATTATTGAATTTCTCAAATGTAAAGAAGATCCGGTATATTTTGCCAATAATTATATCAAAATTGTATCTCTTGATGAGGGATTGACTCAGTTTCATCCATACGATTTTCAAGAAAAATTAATTAATAATTTCCATAGTAACAGATTCAATATCTGTAAGATGCCACGACAAACTGGTAAATCCACTACAGTCGTATCTTACCTTTTGCATTATGCTGTATTCAATGACAGTGTAAACATTGGCATCCTTGCAAACAAAGCAGCGACCGCAAGAGAATTATTACAGAGGCTACAAACTGCCTATGAAAACTTGCCTAAGTGGATGCAACAGGGTATTCTGTCATGGAACAAAGGTTCAATGGAGTTAGAAAATGGCAGTAAGATATTGGCAGCTTCTACGTCTGCAAGTGCTGTCAGAGGTATGTCGTTCAACATCCTCTTTCTCGACGAGTTCGCGTTTGTCCCAAATCATGTTGCTGACTCGTTCTTTGCATCTGTTTATCCTACTATTACTTCTGGTAAAAACACCAAAGTAATTATCGTATCTACACCACACGGTATGAATCACTTCTACCGTATGTGGCACGATGCGGAAAGAAGTAAGAATGAATATATTCCCACGGATGTTCACTGGTCAGAAGTTCCTGGTAGAGATGAAAAGTGGAAATCAACCACAATTGCAAATACTTCCGAACAGCAGTTCAAAGTTGAGTTTGAGTGCGAATTTTTAGGATCCGTCAATACTCTTATTAATCCAGCAAAATTAAAAAACCTTGTATACGAGAATCCCATAAAAAGAAATGCAGGCTTAGATATCTATGAAGATCCTCAGGAGGATCGTAATTATTTGATGACGGTTGACGTGGCAAGAGGAATAGGAAATGATTATTCTGCATTTATCGTATTTGATATAACTGAGTTTCCATATAAGGTTGTAGCAAAATATAGGAATAATGAAATTAAACCAATGCTATTTCCGAGTATTATAAATGAAGTGGGAAGGGGTTATAATAGTGCATGGTTATTGACAGAGGTCAATGATATTGGTGATCAAGTTGCTTCTATTCTTCATTATGATTTAGAATACGATAATATCCTTATGGCATCAATGAGAGGTCGTGCGGGTCAAGTTGTAGGAACAGGTTTTAGTGGAAAGAAATCTCAACTTGGTGTTAGAATGACTGCAGCAGTTAAAAAATTGGGTTGTTCCAATTTAAAAACTTTGATGGAGGACGATAAGTTACTAACTACAGATTATGAAATTATATCAGAACTCACAACTTTTGCACAGAAAGGAAATTCATTTGAAGCTGAAGAAGGATGTAATGATGACTTGGCAATGTGTCTTGTCATATTCTCTTGGTTAGTTGCACAAGATTATTTTAAAGAAATGACTGAGAATGATGTCCGTAAAAGAATATACGAAGAACAAAGAAACCAAATAGAACAGGATATGGCACCTTTTGGATTTATAGAAACTGGTTTTGAAAATAATAATTTTGTGGATTCTGATGGAGATAGATGGTATACGGATGAATATGGTGATAGATCTTACATGTGGGATTACATGTAATGGATACCAAAAATAAAGTTATAGATCTAATACGAATTGTTATTTGTTTTCAGTTAGTAATAGTTGGAGCAACTATTGGAGGTTGCTTTTTACCCGGCAAAACATGCGATTCTGATGTAAAACAGCACATTGCTAATATGATGACAGTCATAACAACATCAACATTTGCATTATATGCAGCAGAAAAATAATGGATTTTGATAGTCAGATAAATTTAGAACATTTACTTTTTTATGATAGAGAGTGTAGAACTTGTCATAAGACAAAAAATTTATTGGAGGACTTTTACCTCATAAGAAAAAATAGAGGAGCACTACCATCTTCATATTCATATGAGTGTAAAGAGTGTACTATTGATAGAGTAAAGAGTAATAAAAAGTGTAGTAATGTTTGGGAATATCCTGATTGGTAGTTCATGCACTGTTTCCCCACTGAAAATACCCCCTTTCCTAAATATTTTTAGATAAATTTGGATTGCGAGGAAAAGCAAGATGCCATTAAATTTAGCATCTCCTGGAATTCTGATAAGAGAAGTTGATCTCACTCAGGGTAGAGTTGACGCAACTTCCGA